TGGCGCCACGACATCCCCAGGCGCGTACAGCTCGAGCAATTGGCCGAGCAGATGCGCCGGCGCAACCTGACGAAGGGCAGCGGCTGCAAGACCCGGCTGCGCGCAATACAGCGTCGGACGGGCGTCGATCCGCTTGCTGCGGCGCGCACGGCTCGGTAGAATGACATTTTTGCGATGAAAAAGTAGCTGTCGGGCTATGGGGCGAAAGCCGCGGGAAAGGTTTGCTTCCCCTCAATGCGATTGGCAGGGGACACTCGCTTGGTACCGGGCGGGCCGGGGCAGTCCAGGGGCACGGAGACCATGTATAAGATCGCAATCCTTGCGGCGGGCCACCATACATCGGAATAAATGGCAGCGAAGGAAAGGGCGCAGTAAGGGCTGATAGATGGCGAGCCTTCGGGCGTGTAGCCTCCTGGGTTCATGGGCTCGCCGCAGCCCCGATATAAACTTGCGCAACTTCTGGCGGCTCGCTAGAATGTTCGTGTAGTACCCCGTCGCCTCATGAACGGCGGGACATTGAAAGTTGCGGGCTCGGGATGAGTCGGCGTCCCCCGATGTCACCCGACCCGCAGCGGTTTCGAGGGACATTTGCCGAACAGAATATTGCGCGAGGGCATCAACAGTAGCCCGCGCATCAATGCACTTTCAAAGGGTGCCGAGATCCTTTATCGCCGTCTGATGTCCGTTGCCGACGATTACGGACGGTTCCACGGAAGCCCAATAACGATACGCGGGGCCTGCTGGCCGACCTGTCCGGAGAAGGTTTTGGAGTCGGATATTCAGCGCTGGCTCGGGGAGCTTACGGTCGGCGAAAGGCCGCTCGTGACGCTCTACAAGTCGAACGTACTTCAAAGAAACAGCCCTACCTACCTTCAGATCAACGATTTCGGGCAGCAGATTCGCGCTAAGTCTAAGTTTCCAGAGCCTGCTATCAATCTGATATCAGATTGCTCGCAAAATGATTCGGACACACAATCGGCCCCCATTACGACTACGAATACGACTACGTCTTCGAATACGGATACGAATACGACTTCGAAGAGGGTCCAGGGAGAAACAAAAATAACCAAGTTGCTCGACGGCGGGGTTTTTCGGAAGTGGCTGGAACCGTGGCCGCGGGTGTCGAATCCGGAGGGCGCTGCGCGCGCTTGGATTCTGGCGGTCAACAGTCCAGACGATGAGGCCGCCGCCTTCGCCGCGCGCGATAGGTACCTGGCCAGTGAGGAGGTGGCCCGGAAGATTTTCATGGACCCAGTGCGCTGGCTCTACGAACAATCGCGCAGCGGATGGTCGGGCAAGTGGCCGCGGTCGGGCGAGGAGCCGTCGAAGGACCCGACACTCGGCGCGGACACTGAAGCATTCATCGCCTATTTGCGGGCGAACAAGCGTAAACCGGAAGACACGACAGACGAGGAGTTTGCAATATGGAGACAGCACAGGCACTTGAATGCATCAAACGGCTCAGCGGGCTCCGCGGGTACGAGAAACTCAAAGACGAGCTGATGCGGATCGCGGAGAAGTACGGCCAGAATCACACGCGGCTCTACGGCGTAATCACCGACATCCTGGAGAGTGAGACGACTTGCCCGACGCCGGCCGCGCTGCGCGGATTTCTGACGGCCGGCACGGCGAAGGAAGACGAGGGATGGAAGCAGCACCGGCAATGTCCTTACGCGTTTTGTTGCGGCGACGGGTGGCGGGTCTACTATTCGCTCCACACGCGGACATCGAACGGCACCACGCGCGAATCGCTCAACGAAGAGCAGGCAGTGGATCTACTTCGCAAGGTTGACCCGAACAAGCAAATCGTCTACGACGGCGTCGGGCCTTGCAAGTGCGCCGGCAAGGGCGCGCCAGTGGTCAACCAAAGCGTAATGGAGCACTGATCGTGAGCACCCGCATCTGGGACGGCCGTATCACCGCGGGCAAGATCTGCCTGGAAGATCGCGAAGGCTTTCAATCGCTCGTCCAATCGCTCGAAGGCAAGCCGGTGCAGATGACGCTCAGCCGCTTTCGTATGACCAGGTCCACTCCGCAGAATCGGTACCTTTGGGGAGTCGTATACAAGATCCTCGGAGAGCACCTCGGATACGAGGCCGAAGAACTGCATGAAGCGTGCAAGGTCAGATTTCTAACTGACCATTCCTGCGAAGAGGTAGCAGGTCTGAAGAGAATCAAATCGACGGCAGCGCTCGACGCAGCAGCCTTTTCTGAGTATGTTGAGCGGGTACGGCAGTTGGCTGCGGAGCTTGGCGTTTACATTCCAGATCCGGGTGGCATCTGATGGCGAAGGCGAGCGAGCGCACAGACCGGGCAGTGGTGGCGGCCATTGACAAGCGCGCGCGGGAAATTTGGCGATACGGCGAAGAGGGCTTCTCGGCGGCTTGGATCAGGGCATACGAAATCGAAGCGGAGGTAAAGCGTGAGGCGTTCGAACGGCAAGGAAAGCGTGGTGCTGGATTTTCGCTGCGAGGCCTGCGATGCGAAGCACCAAATCGTGTGTGAGCCGGCCTGGAATGTCACCGAGCGCCAGGCGGCAGCCCGGCAGCATCACGACGTGCACAGCACCGATTGCTCCGGCTTTCGCCCGAGGTGGGGACAATGCCGCATCGCTCGCGCGGATTCCTAGCGCCAGTTCGCCGCAAGGACAATGGCCGAGGGGTACACGCCGTCGAGAGCGGCGATGCAGCCAAGGGGCTGGAAACGCCAGGAAAGCGATATTGAAAATATTTTGTACGCTGACAACCAAATGACCTGTAGCGGTGCCGGATGCCGGAAAGAAAGCCGAATCGGGCAGCGATATTGCCGGGAATGCCACGCCAAGGAGCAGCGAAAATACCGGCAAAAGCTCCTGAAACAGGCGGGAAGAGCGCTAACTGTTCCCCGTGAAACAAATGCAAGCCGGTAGAAATTACTTGCGCAACTGCGCAATCCATGCTGAAATTGAGCGGTGCCGAGAAGAGCAGGCGAGCTGCCGGGCGCACATTCTGGAAATCGGGACGGACAATGAGGGCGCATGGATGGGCGCCGGAGACTGGCTGAAGGAGGAGATTCTGTTGATTTCCGAACTTGATAAACAAAAGACTTACGAGGATTTTCTGGACGCCAAGGCGCAACGCGGCGCGCGGTCTGGATTCAGGCCAATCTGGATGCCTGAGTTTCTGTTCGATTTCCAGGCGGCGGCTGTTGAGTGGATATGCGAAATCGGGCGCGGCGCAGTATTCGCGGACTGCGGACTTGGCAAGACGCCGATGCAGCTTGTGTGGGCCGAGAACGTTGTTCGCAAGACCAACCGTCCAGTGCTGGTATTGACGCCGCTGGCCGTGGCCGCTCAGACGGTACGCGAGGGACAAAAGTTTGGGATTGAAGTACGGCGGACCATCGGGCCGACGAAACAACCAGGCGTAGTGGTGACCAATTACGAAAAGCTGCATTACTTCGATTCGGCAGACTTCGCCGGGGTAGTGTGCGACGAATCGAGCGCAATCAAGGCGTTCGACGGCAAGAGGCGCGCGGATGTGACCGAATTCCTGCGAACGATTCCGTACCGCTCGATGTGGACCGCGACCGCCGCACCAAATGATTACATCGAACTCGGCACGTCCAGCGAAGCTCTCGGCGTCATGGGACAGGTGGACATGTTGAATCGGTTTTTCAAGAACGATCAGAACACCAGCGACATGCGCCGACTCGTGAGAGCACCGATTAATCAGGGCGGACCACGAAGTGCCGGCTGGCGATTCAAGGGACACGCGGAACTTCCGTTCTGGCGTTGGGTATGCGGATGGGCTCGCGCCGGCCGCAAGCCTTCCGACTTCGGGCCGTTCTCTGATAAGCGGTTCAAATTGCCGAAGTTGATTGAGCGCGAGCACATCGTTGAAACGCGCACGCTTGCGGATGGAATGCTGTTCGCCCTGCCTGCGACCAACATGCAGGAGGAGCGGGAAGAGAAGCGCCGGACGATTCCCGAACGTTGCGAGATGGCCGCCGAACTCACGGCGCACACCGGAAAGCCGTTCGTCATATGGTGCCAGTTGAACGACGAGGGAGATCACCTCGAGCGAATTGTGCCGGATTGCAAGCAGGTTTACGGCGCGATGCCGGACGAACAGAAAGAGGAAATGTACGAGGCCTTCGCCGGTGGGCAACTCCGGGGCTTGGTGACCAAACACAAGATCGGCGCATGGGGATTGAACTGGCAGCATTGCCCGCACGTTGTGGAATTCGCAGGCCACTCTTTCGAGCAACACTATCAGGGCGTGCGGCGATGCTGGAGGTTTGGCCAGCCAAACGAGGTAATCAACGACATCATAGCGACCGAAGGTCAGCGCGGAGCGATGGAAAACATGCGGCGCAAGGGAGATCAGGCAGACAAGATGTTCGCGCGGCTCGTTGAGCATATGCACGAGGCCATCAGGATTGACGGCGGGATAAAATACGAAAAGCTAATGGAGACACCAGCATGGCTGTGAAAGACCAAGTAATCACCGACAGGTACGCGATTTACAACGGCGACTGCATGAAGGTCCTGCCAGGGATTCGGGACGGATCGGTGCATCTATCCGTTTACTCGCCACCGTTCGCAACGGAGGGAGGTGGCGCGCTTTACCACTACTCCAGCAGCGATCAGGATCTTTCAAACGCCCGCACCTACGAAGAATTCTTTCAGCATTACGAATTCCTAGTGCGCGAGATTTCGCGCGTAACGATGCCGGGTCGCATGACGGTGGTGCATTGCATGGACGTTCCGAGCGGCAACACCGGCACGGACCATTACACCGATTTCCCCGGTGACATCATTCGATTGCACGAACGCTGCGGATTCCGAATGGCCAGCCCGCGCATTACGATCTGGAAAGAGCCACTGAAGGTGCGCAACCGGACTCTGACCAAGGCTCTAGCCCACAAGAGTATCGTAGAGGACTCCTGCGATTGCGTGGTGGCGGGCGCGGACTATTTGCTCATCTTTCGGCGCGCCGGCAAGAATCCAGTGCCGGTCACTCACGCGCACGGCCTTATGCGATACGCGGGCGAACGCAAGATTCCAGCAGATCTGCTGCGCTATCGCGGATGGAAGGGGAGCCAGATCGAGAACCGCTACAGTCATTGGATCTGGCGACAATATGCCTCATGCGTGTGGGACGACATTCGCGGTAACACTGCGACCCGGATAGAGGGCGTGCTGCCGTATAGGGAAGCGCGCGACGAAGAGGACGAAAAGCACCTGCACCCTTTGCAGTTGGACGTGATCACCAGGTGTATTGAACTGTGGAGCAACCCCGGCGAAGCCGTGTTGACCCCATGCATGGGAGTTGGCAGCGAAGTCTACGAAGCGGTGCGCAACGGCCGGCGCGGAATCGGCGTCGAACTCAAGCCAAGCTACTATCGGCAGGCAGTTAAGAACGTAGCCAAAGCCTTGACGGATGCGACCGAAGAGGTCGAGCAGATGGCTTTCCAGGTTGAGGAATCGGCTAAAATAGCGGCTGAATAGCATGTCATTTGCACCAGGCACCCCGAAACCGGCAGGCAGCGGCCGTAAGCGCGGAACCGGAAACAAACTCACCATCTCCGCAAAGCTAAAGGCTCTCGGGTGCGATCCCATACAAGGAATGGCCATACTCGCAATGGACACATCACTGAAGCCGGAACTTCGCGGGCGCATGTACGCCGAACTCGCGCAGTACCAATGGCCAAAGCTGCGCTCAATTGAGCATAGCGGGGGTATGATGGGAATTTTGGATGTCAACCTCGCAGATCCACTATCAACCCTCCGGGCTCGAGTTGCTCGCATCGCTGAGCGAGAGCGGGCGAGCGGAGTTCTACCGATCGCTCAGTCCGACCGAACGGGCACGGATTAACTACGACTGGCGCGGCTTCACGGCCAGGCCGAATCAACTTCCGCCCGGGACCCCGGGCTCATCGAATATCCGCAAAGAGTGGCGCTACTGGCTCGTGCAGGCTGGCCGCGGATTCGGCAAGACGCGCACTGGCGCCGAAACCGTACGCGAGTGGGTGAGCCAGGGATATCGCCGTATTCACATCGTGGGCCCGACCGCGGCGGATGCGCGCGACGTCATGGTATCGGGCGAAAGCGGGCTGCTCTCCGTCTTCCCGCCCGATCACAGGCCGATGTACGAGCCTTCCAAGCGGCTGCTCACGTTCCACACCGGCGCCGTCGCTTACACTTTCTCTGCCGATGAGCCGGAACGGTTGCGCGGCCCGCAATGTCTTTCGGTCGGGACTATGGTGCTCATGGCGGACGGGACAGAAATTCCAATTGAATCAGTGAAAGCAGGAGATTATGTCTTAACGCGGCGCGGCCGGCGGCGTGTTCTTAAGGCTTGGATGACTAGTACCAACGCTGATGTATTTAGCTTGAACACATTGGACGGACGAAGCATAATAGGCACAGGAGATCACCGGATATGTGTGACACTTGCGTCGAATGGGATGGGAGGATCTGGCACAAAAAACCAGGGGGGAGCTACTACCAGACACGATTGCTCCTTCATCGAGAGATTTGGAAGTCCGAACGCGGCCCAATCCCAGATGGCCACCACGTTCACCACGTTAACGGGGATATCCACGATAATCGCATCGATAACCTGGAGCTCCTATCGAGCGGCGCGCACAGCCGACTGCATTGCAGAGAGAAGCTCGACCCATATAAAGACAAAGCCCGAGAGGCAGCGCAGGAAGCATCGCGCCGCAACCGAGAAATCCGAATCCGCACGCGCCGGCTCAAATGCATTGTCTGTGGAGCTTCGTATGGAAGCGGAGCTCCCAAGCCGGCCGTATATTGCTCTACCCGATGCCTGGAGAAGCTCCGCAGCGGCTTTCATGGCGACCGCAGAATATGCGAACAGTGCGGAGCTCCGTACACGGCCAAACGTAGAGCGCAAAAGTATTGCGGGATGCTCTGCAACCGTGCGGCCTGCGCGAACCGGGAACCAATTCAGGCGAGGGAAATTATTTGCGGTCATTGCCGAGTCGCGTTCTTATCCAAGCGGTCCAACGCAACTTTTTGTTCAAGGAAGTGCGCCGTTGCTTTCCATGAGGGAAGTCGATTCCGTAGAACCATTAAAGCTTCGGCTGCCAGTCTACGACCTAACGATTGAGGGAGAGCACGAGTTTTTCGCCAACGGCATTCTGGTTCATAACTGTGAAGCAGGATGGTGCGACGAGATCGCATCGTGGCGATTCCCCGACGCCTGGGACAACTTCCTCTTCGGCCTGCGCCTCGGGAAAGATCCGAAGGCCGTCATCACCAGCACGCCGAAGCCGATCAAGCTCGTGCGCGACATCATCGGGGATCCCCACACGGTGGTAACGCGGGCGTCGAGCTATGAGAACCGCGCGAACTTGGCGCCGGCCTTCTTCGACTCGATCATCCGCAAATACGAAGGGACGCGCATCGGCCGGCAGGAGCTGGACGCCGAGCTACTCGAAGACGTGCCCGGCGCACTGTGGACGCGGGCGCTCATCGATGCCACGCGCATCAGGCCCGGCGAAGTGCGGTGGGATTTGATCGTGCGTATCGTCGTGGCCATCGATCCCGCGGTGAGTTCCAGCGCGACATCCGACGAGACAGGCATCGTGGTAGTCGCCTTGACGCGCAGCGGACATGTGGTGGTGCTCGATGATCTCTCGTGCCGGCAGTCTCCGCTCGGCTGGGCGAAGGTGGCAGTGGCGGCGTACCGCTCGCGCCAGGCGAACATGATCGTGGGCGAAGTCAATAACGGTGGCGACCTCGTCGCGATGAACGTGAGGGCGGTTGACCCGCTGGCAGCTTTCCGCGCAGTGCGTGCGAGCCGTGGCAAGTACATCAGAGCCGAGCCGGTGGCTTCGCTCTATGAACAGGGGCGCGTGCACCATGCCGGCGCGTTCGAGCGGTTGGAGGATCAGATGTGCGGGTGGACGCCGCAGGGCTCGGAGCGGTCGCCCGACCGCATGGATGCGCTGGTGTGGGGCGTAACGGAACTACTGATCGATCCAGCACCACAGACCCTGCGTGTGCCCATCGGCGGCGACTACCAGATCTCGCCTATATAGCCGCTTGCGCAATTGCGCACGGCGTGATAGAGTGGCGTCATGCGTTCCGTACGGCATTCCCGCAATCACGTTGGCCTCAAGAAGGCGCAGGCGGAATCCGGATTGGTCCGTGATCAGTGGTATTCCGAGACATCCAAGACGGCGATGGATGCCAGAGTGGACTTTTTTCGCAAGCAGGCCGAACTCATCGCCGATAACACCGGCCCGGTGCGTGTGCTGGTGGTAGACGGCCAGCCGACCGGCGCGGCTACGCCGGCGGCCCTGACTGAAGTGGAACGATGCGCGCGTATCGCCCAGATCAAGGCGCGCATCCTGGAGAGACGCAATGCCTGAGCCGAGAGTGTGCGCCATCCTGCTCACGCGCGACCGGCCCGAGATGGCACGCCGCGCAGTGGAGAGCTTCAGGCGGCAGACCTACGCCAAAACGCGGTTGATCATCTGGAATACGGGCGAACGGCTATCGCGCGACGTATTCGTCGGCGAGGATATCTTACTCTGCGAGCCGACCCTCTCGGCAAAGACGATAGGCACATTGCGCAACGAAGCGATCTTTGCGGCGGGCGTGTTCCATGGCGACATCATCCTGCACATGGATGACGACGACGTATCGCACCCCAACCGCATAGCCGAGCAGGTGGCACTGCTCCAGGCGAGCGGCGCGGAGTGCGTCGGGTACCGGGAGGCGCTTTTCTGGCGCAAGCGCACGGTCGGGCCATCGGATGTGAGCCCGATGGAACGTACGATGCCGGTGCAAGACATCAGCGAAGTTTGGCTTTATTCAGTGGCGAGCCCGTCATGGGTCATCGGCGCCAGCCTCTGCTACTGGCGCAAGACGTGGCTGGAGCATCCCTTCCCGGATCTGCCGCGGCCGGGCGTGCAGGGCGGCAGCACCGAAGACGTGGTCTGGCGGCGCGGCGTGAAGTGCCTGGGCGTTAGCGGCATGAATGCGCAACTCGGCTTTATGTGGGAGGGTGGACAATTCCGGTCAGTCGCCAATGAGCCCGACGAGCCGCGCCTGATCTGCTCAATCCACGGCGGGAACACCATGGCTTACGAAGTTGAGAAGTATCCCGACACGTGGAAGCGCGTACCGCAGTGGGACGACTATTGCAGGAGGAAGATGGCTCTATGATCACCCGCCGCGCGCCACTGAAGCGCTCGACGAAGCCCATCGCCAAGCGGCGCGCGAAGCCACGGTGCGGCCCGCTGCGCGATGCGACCTATCGGGCGTTCCTGCATGAGCAGTGGTGTCACATATGCGAGCATGTGGCTGGAAGCGAAGCCGGTTCGATCTTCATTGATCCGGCCCACACCCACAATGCGGGCATGGGCATAAAGGGCCCGGACTCATCCTGCGCGCCGCTCTGCCGGGTGCATCATGACGAGTACGATGGCCGGCGCAAATTGCCGAACGGCGAGGTAGGGCGCGCGGCATTTGAGATGTACTACCGGGTTGACATGGCCGCCGTGGCAAAGGCGTGGTGGGAGTTGTACCAGAGGAGGAAGACTTGAAAAGAGAAAATAAACAAGAAGCGCTGGAACACGTAAAGCGATTCCTCACCTTCGATCATATCTGCGAATCCTGCGATGACTCGGACGAATTGAGAAAGAGTTGCAAGTTTTGCGGCGGTAAGGGCTACGTCCCAAACGCAGCAGGGCATGAATTGCTAAAGTTTCTCAGGGACTTCAAGGACGAATGAGCGCGCGCATCGACCGCAAGAAAATAGACAAGCTCTGCCTGAGCGCCGAAAAGCTCGGGCTGCGGGTAGTGCACATCCATGCCGATGTAAAGACGCCAGGCGAGGGCACGCGCATTAAAATCGAATTTCAGGATCGAGGCAAGAAAT